TGTATCGCCTCGGTTTGCATCCGCTGTAAGAAATATGTATTTAATAGGTTCTCCACTAACCGGGAACCCACCATCCTGATACTCATAAGCAGTCATGTCAATTTCCATGGGCTCTCCATCGTTGTCGCCAACGTCATGACCGAAAGGAAAGTCACCCGCAAACGTAAACCCCAACGCGCCTGTGTCTGTAAGAACCACCATCGCAACATATTGAGGTGTGGACGCTGAGACTTTAATTACCAAAGTTCCGATAGCCGGGAACTCATCATCACCATCCCCAAGCCAATCAAGCCCAGCATTAACCTCAACGCCCTTCAGTTCCATAACTCCATCGGTGACAGACGAATCTCCCCCGGTCTGTACCCAATCATGGTTAGATGTAAGCGTATCTCCCCAACCTTCCCAATAGCACCCCTTCGGATGATCCTTAAACCCAATCACTTTAGGTTTACTCCAGTCATTATCTTCAAACTTGACAATCACCACATCTTTTACATCAAATGCAGAACTATCGCAATCCATGTATTCAATCGGAACATCAGATAGTGTAGCCATATTATTCACATCCAAGTCTGTATCTGGGTTTAACGTATCATCCAGGGTTATAGTGCATGTGTCAAGATCCTTATCGATCACAGTTATTGTTCCATATCGATAAGTCGGTTTCCATTTCTGCCAGCCTCCTTGCATGGCCCAATTCCAAAAGGCTTCCGGAGACGGCACAGCAATCACAGGTTTAAGCATTCCATCCCTGTCTTCTCCGTAAAATGCATTTTCATTGTATCCTGGTTGAATGTTTGAGCCGCCGCCTCTCAGCCCCGTTACATCTATAATACCAACATCTCCAGATAAATCCTCCGTTAAGTCCGCACACCAGATATCCTCCGTAGGATTCACCGGAACATTCGCCGGGTCTTCAAGATATTCTTTTCGCTTTTCTAATGCGGTTTTCTTTAATTCAAGGATGCTTTTTGCAAGTCCTTCTTCTAAACCGGAAAGTTGGCTGTCAATGTCAGCGATCTTTGCATCGAGTCGTGTAATTTCTGCATCGATCGCGTCAGTATCGAGCTCAATCTCAACGCTGTATTCTCCATCTTCAATGTGGCTTATGTTGATTCCTTTGCTCATCCGGTGCTCACTTGAACGGTGCAGGTGTCTAATTCATAATCAATTGCGGTTATTATTCCATACCGGTATGCATCATCGCTTGGTACATCATCTCTGACGGCATCGTAAGCTGCGTTTCCTTCGTAACCGGGTTGAATGTTGTAGCCACTTTCAGTTGCTAAAATACCAATGTTTCCTGAAAGGTCTATCGTTAAATCTGCGCACCAAATATTCCTTATTAATACCTCAATTTCTTCTTCTAATCGTTCTTCGAGAGCCTCTTTCTTTAGTTCAAGGGCAGTTTTTTTTAATTCGAGAAGCTCTATGTCTGACCATAGCTCTATTCTTTCTTTAACCAGCACATTAAGTTCGGCTCTGATACTTATTCTTATAAAAGCTAAATCAGCATCAAGATTGATTTCAAGGTCCATTGATCCAAGATCGCTCTTAAGATCTACCCATTCAGTTTCGAAACCGTCTAATTGTTCTTGATCGAATTCTATTCTTTCTTCTATTTCATCTCTTGCCTCTCCTTCTGCTTCAGTTAATATTTCATCTATTTCTTCAATTCTCTCGGATGGTTCATATAAGTCGACTCCATCATCCATTAAACCATCTATTTCATTGTCGTAATCGTCTACCACATAAGTATAAGCGTCTTTTTCTGGTCCTTCTTCCATTCCTTCTAATGTTTCCTCCATTTCTGCTAAGGTATCTTGCATTCCTGCAATTTGAGCATTTACGGCTGCAAGCTTTTCAACTATATCATTTTGTTCAATCCATTCTTCTAATGCAGCTTTTTCAGCTTCTAAATCGTCCCGTTCAGGTCCTTCCGGCATTGCATTAAGCCTTGCTTGTTCGTAAGCAAGCATCCATGCCCAGTTTAATTGAGCAGTAATGTTGTTCACAATCGATTCTAAGAATTCTATATCATCTGCAATCTCATCGACTTCGACATTATCCGCTGCTATCTGTTCATCAATATCAGCAATTTTATCATCAATGCGGTCTAATTCGTCTTCAATGGAATCTTCGCCCCTATATGGGTCAGAGCTACTGCCCGCATATTTTGTTAAGTCTACGTTGTATCTACCTTCTGAAAAAACCTTACTAATCAATCCTTTCATCCTATGCTTCCTTAACGTACATCATTTGTGATTTCGGTGAAACGATGTATGAGATTTTATCAACTGTAAATTCGTTTCCATCTGCAGTAACTGTGTCACCTGGTGAAAGGTATAAATTCGGAATAGAGCACCTGTACTGATATTTTCCATCTTTGAGCGTGCCGTAAACAATGTTTTCAAGGAGAATTGACTTTGGTGCATAACCTTCTATCCTATGGCCGACAAGGCCGATCGAAGCATTGCTTGCACCCTCATTAACACTAATATCTTCAAGGTCTACCTCGATCATAATTGAGCTTTGTTCAACGACGCCGTTTACCTCATATTCCATTTTAATCTGCATGTCGCCATTCGATCTAGCGCTTATGGCATCAGCATATGTGAGGTCTTTAATAATGACGCTTAAATATGTTGGAGAGGTATAGTTTCTGCGAGCTTGAAACGAAGAAATCGGAATGGTTACATCTTCTAATGAATCGGCTGCGCCTGTCAATATAAAGTAATAATATTTAGATGCTCTTGATTCATTTGCTGCAATCCAAGCTGCCCATTCCGCGCCATCAAAAACAATAGCATCGTAAGTGGCGATAGTAAGTTCATTTAGAGTTGCTGAGACTTCAAGATCCCAACTTCTCGTAGCGGCATTGGGGGTGATGGTTAAGGGTGCTACTGAAGTTACAACTACGGTGTTAAGGGTCACTGCATTCGGTGTGATTGATAGAGATGCTAATGCTGCATTAATTGGTATATTAAAAACGGCATCCGCAGTATTTGGGGTGATTGTTAGGGTGGCGGTTGCCGCCGCAATGTTAATAGTAGCGTTTTTTGGTGTAGCCGTTAATGTTGCAGTAATTGCTTCAACATTAAGGTCGGGAAGCGAATACTCAACGTGCAGCTCTGCTTTTTCAGATCCGCCATCGAAGTCTACGGTGGAAGCAGGTCGGGAAGCATCATTTGTGCTGGAGTTGTCTTTAATGATAAGCATAACTGCATTATCATGAGACCAACTCGGATTTTCGATGACTTCTTGGAGTTCATCGACCAAGCTCGGTGTATCGTATTGTGTGCCATCAACCCATGCAGGTAATGCATTCCAAGCGGCTACATTATTAGTGAGGGATAAAGCATTGGCTGTGGTTAAATCTGTTGGGGCTACGGCATTCGCTGAATCATTAAAATAAACATTGGCATTTGCAGTTTCATTATCACCATAACCGAATGATGTAAGAGTAACATGTGTAGATATTATTGTCGCGTAGTTTGGAATGGTTATATTTGGAAACCTTATAAAACAACTACGCGGAAACGATGTCGAATTGCATAAATAAATAGCATCGCCAGTAGAAAAAAACCCAGTAGTGTCATTCCAATAACCATCGTCTCCATTCACCGCAGGATAGAACACTGCAACCGTACCTACCCTCACGGTTGCAGCATTTGGCGTAATGGTTAATGACGCAGATGTTGCAATAATTGGTATCGTAAAAACTGCATCTGCAGCATTTGCTGTGACGGTTAGAGATGCACAGGTAGCAGCTACCGGTATTCCAAAGGCAACGGTTGCTGCATTTGGAGTGATAGTTAAAGCTATGGTATTTGGATATACGCCGGTTGCTCCGATTACTGTCGCTGCATTCGGAGTAACCGTCAGAGTTGCGGTGGTCGCTGAAACATCAATATCAAGATTAAGCTCCTCCGCCCCAAACGTAATAAGCGAATCCCAAAGACTGTGGTATGTGGCTTTTATCCAAGGTGCGGAACGCTCAGTTTCAGAAATGCGGACTTCATCAAGTTTTCCATCCCAATCATGGACCCACACACTCGGAGCTTCTCCTCCACCGATGGTCACATTTCCGCCATTATTGTTTGGGGTAATGTCTGTACTTGCAGTCCCGTCCGCAGAACCATCTTTGTAGAACGTATAAGAACCAGCGGTATTATCAAAGACCATGGCAAGAGAAGTCCATGTCGTCAAACTGATCGCTGTAGACGAATAAACCAAAGTGCTCGCTGGAACATCGTAAATGAATTGCTGTTTCCCAACATTCACACCGTCAGCTTCACCACGGATATTATACTGCCAAGATCGTCCTCCTGGGTTATCATCTTTATTTACAATACGGCAAACATAGTTATTATTATCTTCAGCATTTCCAAACGCATCGCAATACGCCAACGCTTCGATAGTGAAGTCGCCTTGAAGATCAAAGTCGGCATGATCAGTAACCGTTATATTTGAGTCTCCCTGATCGTCGCCGCTAAATTCCTGAGCCTTATCAACTTTTCCATCCACCTCGTTTGGTTCATTTGCCCCAACCTTTGTTCCGTCGTGATTGTTTCCTGTACTGTCTTTAACTGTTGACGTTGTTGCATCCCTCATGTGCCAAACAGCTTTAAAATTACTATCCCAAACAGCAGCCCCGGGTATACTGTCAATGTCTCCAACGTAGGTGTCATTGTCGGCATGATCGGCATCATAGTAGAGATAGAGCTCGGTATCTGCATCGTAAGCCACAGTAGGCACTTTGACGTGCAGCCAAGCCTTCTCATTGGCATCGTCCCACCGTTCTATTTCTACATATAATTCTGTAGTTCCGTCATCGCTAGTGACAGCTATCTTCTTCCGATTCGCATCAGCGGTAAGTTCATCAAACACACAAGAAACATCAACATCACCTATCCCTGACGCTGCGGACAGGGATACCATAACAGGGAAGTTGGTCTGATTTGCGGTATCGACCACGTCCTTGTCAATGGTGAGCTTTATTCTATTGTCCCAACCGCTCAGCCATGCCAAAACGATACCTCGTTACGAAATAGTAAGAATTCCGCTCGCATTCCAGGTAATTGTCAAATCCCCACCGCTCATATCCACCGGTCCGTCAAGATCCACAAAGCAAAGACAGTCCTTTCCGGCATCGGTGTAATTGTAGACAATCCCCCAGTAAGCATCGACATCGCTGTTGCCATCTTGCGCCCAGGTTGGATTTGTTGCTGAATCAAACGTCATGACTCCCGCGGCTTCAGATACCAGAGCAGACAACGCTCCGAGGTCTGTCCCTCCTGCAACATACGTCCCAGCCGCACCTACCTCTGTAAAATCACCCAATACCGGTGTGACCGTACCAGCTGCAGGGGTAGCCGTATTGTCACACACTGCACAGTAAAAATGATCCGTGCTGGCCCAATTGCCCGATAACATTTTTGCCAATGCTTCTTCGAAGATGGTGACGTCTCCTCTTGCCATTTTACTACCTCCCGTTTATTATGCTGAAATTTGTGATTTAATCGCAAACGTAAAAACTGCGATGCCAGTTCCCTTTATCTTTAAGCTCATCGGCGTTACCTTGAAAAGCCCTTCCCACAACGCAAGCGTTAATTCCGTATTGTTTTCATTTAAAGTCTTCAAGCTCGCTGCGACCGTTTCAGAGACAATTGCTTTAATTTGATATCGACGATCTGCAACAGAAAATCCCATATCTGAGAATGAAGCACCTTGATCGAGTGTTTTACTAATTGAAACTCGTCGATTACCGGAGTAAAGAGATGGTTCGATTAATTCTAAAATAACCGGCATATCAGCATCCGCTGTGGTTTTTGAAATGATTGCAATCATTGTTTTTTATTTCTCCTATAAATTCGAAAGGAATTCCGCTTCGGCTTCTTCGGCTCTTGTTTTGATCTTCCCGAGGACATCCCACATTATTTCTTCTACCTCCGGTTCTAATTGATCTGAGGTTATAATGATTTCGAGAGCGGTGTCTTCTTTATCGACAGCATCTTCATCCGGCGCTTCATTGATTTTATCATAAATCTCCGTAATCTTAGAAGATACTTCGTCAGTCCCTTGAAATGTAATTGTAAGATCCTCTGACATTATTTACTTTTTAACCTCAAAAACATATTCTGCTCCATATTCTTGTGATTCGATTGATATCAACGGCAAGATGCGAAGCAAGATGGCTTGTATGACTAAATCTGATTTCGATACATCAATTTTTATGGTCGGCAGATCGCTTTCATCCTCTGAGTCAACAACTATCTGTTTAGGAGGCTCAATAAACGTAAATTCAACATCTTTTGAGAATTCTGCCATTAATAGTCACAATACTTTATATATTGTCTTCGAAATCTGATTCGGTTCCTGTGCTTTGTATTTGAATTTCTAAAAGCACATCATATAAAAGCTCTTCTATTGCTGCTTCCACTTCATCCGATGTAGCAATTATTTCTGGAACCCATCGATCTTCTTCTGCTTCGTCTGTGACAACATTGTCAAGATTTTCGAATCCGTCCTTTATGTCCCATGTCATGCTGTCTACTGCATCAGTACCCTGAAACGAAATTGTAAAATCTTCAGACATATGATTATCATCTTACGGAAAAATAATATCCTGCTCCACGTTCTGCAGATTTAGCTTCGACTAATTGAAAAATCCTAAGCATGAGCGGCTGAATGATAGGTTCTAAGCCTGATATCTCCACCATGACCCTCGGCAACGACTCTTTATAATCCGGATCATCTATATCTTTTTCAGGAGCTTCCATGAATATAAGTTCAATTTCCGTTGAAAGATCCGCCATCCTATTGTCCTATTCTAAAAAGCGAGCAGTAGGCAGTTTTGCAATGACCGTACAGCCAGTAGAGATCGGACCCATTTGCGGAAAGGAGGAAACAAACCGCAAAGTCCCCATGGTAAGCATAAACGGACTACCACTCGCATCCGGGAAAAATTTAAAAATCAGCATTTCACCGTCAAGCGCTACAAGCGCATCACTGATGCCATCGTCAAGCTCCGCTCTAAATGATGCTGATTTTAGATTATCTGTCTTATATCCGAGGATTTTCTCATATCGTTGAGCATAAGACTGAGAGGATTGTTTGTCGCCAGGGACCCAGCCACTTGACTCAATCGTTGTGAATGTAGGCGTGTAATACTTAACATAAACTCCTTTGCATAAATCTCCAGTATGACATACTAATAATGCACTAAAGAATTCAACATGAGCATTTTTCCGCGAAGTCGACGAAGCAAGTACTCCATACCCTAAGTTTTGAGGCCTGCGATAAAGCGGATAATCAGCACGTTCCTGGTGTGTCCCAGGTATCTGAAAGATCTCGCTTAAAGTTAACGCTGCCGGCGTTTGAGAAGTGGTCTTAATCTGACCAACTTCAATTGATCCAACAGCAATATAAGGCGGGCCGCCTGCAGCTCCACGTGTCGTTGAGAATCCAGTACTCTCTGATCCTTTTACAGCTGAGAGAGTTGTACCGGTTAATATAATAGAGTTGATTACGTGAGTTTGTGAGGAAGCCCGCGTAACTGAAACCGTAGTTGCTGATACTTCTTTTAAGGCTCCTGCCAACCAGGCAGTGAAGGCGATATTATCGACTTCATTATTCCCTGATCCTGCAGACAGGATATCGATTCCACTGATAATGCCATCCGGACGAATATCTGGTTCATATCCGCTTCGGCCACTCATGATGTCAAATATCGGAGTGAACACAATATGATCACCCGAGTCAACTAAAGCTGCAAAGGCTTTCAAGTTCTGAGCACTTTCATATTGGATTTGTGCGTTTGCTGCAGTTCCCATTAAATACCATCCGTATCGTGTATGTATTCGACGTCATAAACCATGTCGAAGCGATAAAAGGGTTCGAAAAATAATGTTTGTCTCTGTGGTTTCACGGTAACGCTTTCAGCGAGATCATCTACTGTTGGATCTGCGTAGAGAGCGTCCCAAATATCCTCAAATAAGCTCGATATAGCAGTGTCCGGATTTAGTTTGTCGAGACCATACGTGCGTAGGCTTATCGATAAGACAGACCTCACGTTGTTCGTTTGCCCAGATTCTCTGAGAGTGACATACCTTCCTCCTACCGGAACCGGAAGACCTGCTGTCATACAAGTTACTGGAAAAAGCGGTGAAGGTATCTCCTTTAATTCTGAAACTGAAGCAACCACTTTTCTTTTTACTGAGCTGAGTGCATCGATATTATTAAGAACAATTTCAACTTGTTCTAAAATCTGTTCACGAATGCTGTTTGCTGCCACGTTAATTACCTCTTTTATTAATATCTCGGTCCGGAATAGCCAGGATTAAAAGAATCCGCGCCAGTTATCCTTGCGACTGTCTGTCCACCTGGTCCAGTCTCGGGCTCATAACTCATGGCTCTTCCTCTGGTAATCGCCGCTTCGACCGGACCCATCTCAGGTTCGTAACTCTTAGCTTTTTCTCTTTCGATTGCTTTTTCAGCTGCGCTTTTCTTTGGCTTATAGTCCTTGGCTTTTTCTTTATCAATTGCTTTTTCAACCGCAGTTTTACCAGAATCTTTCATCGTTTTTTTGGCTTTTTTCATAAGTTTTTTCCATAGTTCTTCACCACCAACGGGATGTTCACTTATGAACTTAGCTTTTCTCTCAGCATTAGTGAGGCTCTCAATGTCTTCTCTCTTCGATTCAGACACGCTTAGTTGATATAGCATAGCCAAAATAGATTCAGGAGTGTCTTTCGGTGTAGATATCCCAGTTGATATCGGAGTATCTTTTGGAATGTAAGCTGGTCCTAATGAACCCTCTGTAGATCCAGATGTTTTAACTTCCACAGATACAGTAAAGCCAGCCATTATCAACCTATATTTTTAAAAATACATTGGACCGCTGAGTCCGCTTACTCTGTAAGAATCTACAATATTACGTTTCCTTCTCAAATCAATAGCGCTCGTATTATCACTTTTCATTTTTATTGTAGCTGCCCTTGCCGGAAACAAAACTTCTCGCGCTACTTGGATTCTTTGTTTGTAATCTTCAGCAATGCTGACATGTAAAGAATTCGCTTGTTCAACCAATGATGATAAATTTGCCATTATTAACCTACGAGCTCCGTTAAAGGTCCTGTGAAAATCTCCTCCATCATGTCGCCTATATCTTTATCTGAAAGCCCCATAAATTGCCGCTGTGGCATATCGGAAGTTCCATCTTCATGATATCCTGCGATATCCGAATCACACGTAATCGTCGTTTCGGTCGAAGAACCAGACTGGAAATCAATAGATCCGAGCATTTCACCCGATGCAGATAGATTTACTATACCACCTTTCTTTCTTGCATATGCGGCACTGTACGCTTCAAAGGAATTATCATTAATATCTTTTCCAGAAAGAGTTCTTTGTATAATGCGATCCGCAGCAAATCCGCCGGCTGCATCAGCAAATCCGTCAGATGTCAAAACCGCTGCGACACTATCCAACATCTCAATGGCGTCTTCTACGTCAATTTCAATCTTGAGCAACATCTATCTTCTGCCTCTCCCAGTTCTCCTTGTTACTTTGCATCCACCTCGGCCTCTATTCGCGCGAACTCCGCATCCACTTCCGTTCCTTTTCATGATCCCTTTTTTCACTGCCACGATAAACACCTCCCTTAGATCCTTTTAATTCGCCTGGCTGGCCGTTCAATTGATTTCTCCCAGGCGTTAATCTCTCCGCTTTCATTCCAATCATAATCGAGGCCCTTCTCAATAACGCGTTCAAGCTCCCAATTATACTGTCCGGACCAGTAGGCGCGCTGCTGACCATACGCATCCTGGTCGATCGTAGTGTCCTGGGCGAGATAACGATAAATTAAGAAGAGGGTTTTGTAACAGGAGAGATCCAGCAATTGAGTTGCTGAATTTAATAGGAGACTATTATCATATGGAGTGAAGCGCCAATCATAGCCTTCTATCACAGAAGCTTTACGATACCATTTCACTTCGATATCGTTGTCAATCGCGGTTGCGGCAAGAGTATGAAAATCAGACCAATCGTCTACCCCGAGGTCCATTATTGTCGATCGAATCTTCAGGAGATCCGCATCGGTGCTGTAGGCCATATCGCCCTCCTTGGTTAATCAAAAGGATTTTCCTTTTTATTTAAGGGTGGACGACCAGGTTTTCTTTTTGGGGCTTGCTCGGGTTCAGAGATTGAATATTTTTTTTCTTCGATAACGGTTTCAACGACTTCGGATGGCTCTATGTAGAGTTCCTGCTTTTTCTCATCGAAGTCAGATTCATTAATTACAATATGCCCTGATTTGTTTTTTGCGATTATCTTTACGGTCGGAAGTCGCATGGTGTATCTCCTTGTGGGGAATCTTTTATTTTTAAATCATAGGGGACCCTTTTGATCCCCTATGATTGCAATAAAGCTTAACTTAAGTTTAGGGTTAAAATGCTCCGCCAGCGCCTGCCGTAACTGCTCCGGTTGAATCAAGGGCGGTCCAGTAAATATGAAATTTAAGCGAACCAGTCGTGCCAGCTTGAGCCGCAATGGTATATCCAACATCAATACCATTAACGACTACAAGGTCAAAGATCGCTGAAGTCAAAGAAGAATGAGCATCGGCAACCCCAATTTCAGTAGTCGCAACCGCACCATAAACTCCTGACCAGACATCTCCGGTAATAGCAGTATCCAAAGCTGTGGCAGCTATGACAGCGGCAGTATTGCCCGCAACGCCAAGAGCCAAAGTTCCGCTCGTTGAAACTGTAACAATTGTGGCTACAGTTTCAATCATTATCTGCATCCGAACAGCACCGGTCACAACTGCAATCTCATGAGCAGCAACGGTATTCCAGGTTTCACTTGTCATATCTGCCGTGACAGCCAGATAATTTGGATGGGTATACGACGGGGCGGCGGCCGCAGAAATAATAGCCAGGGTAGCAGGCAACGTAGTTTCAGTGTCAACCTCGATTGCATCTATGGATGCCTGCGTGGCAGTAAGTAAATTTGCCCCAGTTGCACCAGTCAAGATATCTAAATCATTCTGGGCTGTGGTAATAGTCGCCGGAATGGTGGTCTCAGTATCAACTTCAATTGCATCTATAGAGGCTTGCGTAGCGGTTAAAAGGTTTGCACCTGTTGCACCTGTGAGGATATCAAGGTCAGACTGTGCCGTAGCAATCGTAGCTGGAATAGTAGTTGCAGTGTCAACGAGAATTGCATCGATATTCGTGTCGTTGACAATCTGCTCACCCACAATCTGCTTAGCGTAAGCCATGATAGACTCAGTTGCAGACACTGCTCCAGCTGCAGCTGCATCAGTCTTACTTCCGATCACATCAGCGGAAACATCATTCGCGGTTGAATCGGCAGTCGGAACGTTAGTCCCATACAGGGCCGGTGTGGTTGTCGTAGAGAATACATTGAAAGGCAATGTGAACAGGGCAAGAGCCCCAAGGACCGCGAAAATTCCAATTGCAGAAAAAATTTGTTTTCTTTTAGTCATGCTTACACCTCCGTTATTATTAAGGTTGAGATGTTGTGCCCCGGGAAGGTCTTCACCGGGACGTAGAATTTAAAAAGGTTACTGCCTTATCCGGCGATTCGGGTCGCGTATTCCGCCCTAATCAGCTTAGCACCCCACAGAACGTCAAGCTCCCACATGGTCTGCTTATACATGCGGATCACTTCGAGCCTCATCACGAGACCGGAAACCGGGTCCTGCATGGTATAGCTGTTGTCGGGAGTGAAGACTTCCTTGAGTGCATCGTCTGGAGCTCGCATAGCCAGGGCAAATGCATCGCGATGAAAAACGAGGTTAGAGACATGATCAGCTTTAACAGTAATTGCTGTTTCAGCCGTGGTAATCTCGACCTTCAAAGCAGGAGCAAAGACAATGGTTCCACCATTACTCACGTCGTCATCGCCAGTCGAGATTACGTAAGTCTGGTCGTCGCCGGCAATTGTAAAAACATCTCCTTCAACAAGGGCTCCAGTTCCATTAGAACCAAGAGTCATTGTAGTTACACCAACCGCATACCCAGCACTACTCGTGGTTGCCCCTGAAGCCGTTCCAGCCGTATGAGTCGGAACACCATCGTCCGCATTCCAATCAACGCCAAACTTTCGACCGATTTCACCGGAGATCTTAACATCACTACCACCAACCTTCTCAGCATCGGAGAATTGGGCCAGGGCTAAAGCATTTGCCTCAGCATCGAAATCCAAAACACCACGTCTATTGTCTCTCGGGCATTTTTGCTGGTTGAGGATCTTACGGGCGAGTGTAGCTGAAGTGACTTCAACGCCTGCGCCAAACGGCGTAGTATCGGCGGTACCGGTGTAGCCATAAACACCGACATATTCTGCAAAGATACTATCATTGATATCAACGGCTAAAGCCTCGAAGGCTGCGGTCATTTCGAGTGTAATGAAATCATCCTGTGCATTGATCTGTCCAAGTTCCTTGTCAGTCAGACCGAAACTGGCCTTCTGCCAGTTATCAAGGGAAATCTGGACAGTCGCTGTGGTTAGATTAGTGGGGGCTGCGGGATATGCAGCAGGCGCAACGGCACCGCTGGTAATGGAAGCAGCTACCGGAACATCAATGGTTTCGCCTTTTTTCTTGGCTTCCATCGAATAGTCAAGGTTGACGAGACGCGTCATGAGCACTCTGGAACGAAGATGCAGGAGCCCACGAGCCAAAATTTTAGGTAAAATTGCTGTAAGAGTATTGGATATTGCCATGTTGACACCTCCTAAAGATAAATGGTTTACGTTTGCGCCATTCGGGTAAAAAAGGTGTAAACATTGCGTATCTGAATGTTATTATGTAACAACTACCTCCCCGCTGGCGATCTTATCAATGTTTTGTGAAGCCGCCTGCGTATCTGAAGCGTCAATCGTTTTTCCATTAAATGGTTTTTGGCCTGATCCACCCTTTGCACCGGACCCTCCTGGCCCTGACCGCAATAATTTATCTCGCTTAGGATGAGATTTAACCATGATTTCGATGGCCTCTTCCGGGTCTGCATAACCTGATCCGGATAAAGAAAAGATTTTTTCTCCGTTAACATCGACACCGTATGCTTTCGCAATGCCGTCTTTTTCTTCGACAACGAATTTATTCCCAAAAGAATCGTAGGCGTGTTCCGGAAGCATGTAGGTTTTATCTCGAATGAATTCGCTTGCATCGAAGGCACTTCTTACGATCTGTCTTTTTATGGATCCGTCTTTTTCCTTTAATAAACCCTTAAGCGTTTCGACCTCTTTCTTGTGAAGTTTGTCTTTTTCTGTGATCCGGCCCTCGAATGTTGCGGCAACGTTCTGTTTGATCTTTTCGACTTCTTCTGCGCCTGGGGTACCATCTTTCTTATAGGTCTCGACGAGGTCGATGGCATCATTTGCCCTAGCGAGATAGCCACTTACGTCTTCGATATCTGCATCCAAAATCGGCTGAACCTGCTTTTTAAGCTCTGAATGCTTTTGCCTGTACCCTTTGGCCTCGTTTTTGAGCTCTCCAATCCGAATTAAAGTGGAATCGCCATTAAATTGTTCCTCTCTACCATCTGGGTGCACAAAAATCGGGTTTCCGTTTTCAACAACAACATCTCCTTCGCTACTTTTTTTCCATGGCATAACTGCCTCCTTTCACTTGGAATTATCCATTCCATCTAACTATTTACCGATTCATAAGAAAAAATTATCCTTGCATGTTTCTATAAGAAAAAGTTATGGTTGCTAAAGTATCATAATAAAAATTTATAAATGTCAAGGAAAAAATCATAAATTTTATTATAAGGTGAAAAAAATGACTATCAAATCAGATAAATTTACAGGAAGAAAAAGCACGGTTTTAATGAAAACTAAGTGGCTTGAAGCATTCCCAGAATGCGCGTATCAACATGAAAACACTTGCAAAAAGCTTGGTATGATTAAATCTAATTTCTATAGATGGAAGCTCAACGATAGAGCATTTTTTGCTGAATATAAAAAAATCTACGATGATGCAGTAGTGAAAGGCATGATCGTTCCAAGGAAGAGAATTTTAAATGTTGATAAAAAAGAAAATGAAGAACTTAAAGAAAAATGGCTTTTGCTCTACTCCGGAGGAGAAAAAAGCCCAAGCGAGGTCACTACTATAATAGGTATAACAAAATACATTGTTAATACATGGAAACGAGATGATCCTGAATTCGAGAAAAAATATAAGGTATTGGTCCAGAAAAGAAAAAAGAATGTTGGAATTGCAGTTTCGGCTAAAGATCGTGGATACGGATACAAGAAAGCCAACTTAGCGTTAATTGAACTTCGCAAACAAAGACAAAGAATCTGGTTAAAAGCATTTGAGAAATCATCATTCAACGTTAAGGTGGCATGTGATGCTGCCGGAATAAAACGAGATGCCTATTACCAATGGAAGAGACTTTATCCTGAATTCGTAGAGGCTTATAAGACTGCTATTGAGGAAAAAAAGGATTTCATAGAAGATAATTTAATGAAGAACATTTCAGCTGGCGACTCCTCCTGTATTATTTTTGCAGCCAAAACACAACTCAAAGATCGTGGTTACATCGAGAAACAAGAAATCGAACATTCAGGGAATTTTGGAGTTATGCTGGTTCCCGGGAAGATTGAAGATGCTCATGACTGGGCTCAAAAGGCTACGGAGCAACAACAACTTCTTAAAGAAAAATCCATAGAGACTGATTACATCCATGAACTCGAAGAATGAAAATCAAGAAATCAATGTAATCTGGCAACCGCAAAAGGGAAGCCAACGACTTTATCTTGCGTGTCCCATTTATGAGGTACTATATGATGGGACTCGTGGAAGTCAAAAGACAGATTCTATCCTAATGGATTTCGCCCAGGATGTAGGCAAGGGATATGGCAGGGCCTGGCGCGGGCTCTTATTTAGGAGAACTTATAAGCAATTAGACGATATTATCCAAAGAACGAAGAAATGGTTCTATCAGATTTTTCCCGGTGCTAAATACAATGAATCCAAATATGTGTGGACATTCCCAGGAAAAGAGCAGCTTCTTTTGCGACACATGGACAATCCTGACGATTATTGGAATTATCACGGGCATGAATACAGCATATATCATAAGGGTTATATTAAATATGCAAATGGAAAGCAAATTCAAGCAAGGGATGTAAAAGTTGGTGATTTAATCCAAACGTTGCAAGGTCCCAAGAAAGTAACGAAAACGTTTCATTATGAAAAACCCGCTATTAAACTTTCTGTATACGATTCTTATTCGAATTTAATAGGCGAGCAACTTCAGGGGGTACTGCACCCTGTGCTGACCACCTACGGATGGCAACGGATAGGCTTGTCCTGTTTGTCTCAAACTTTGAAGCAATCTTTACCTGTGAAACCCCTATTAAAAGAAGTTTATAAATTTCTTTCTGGTGTTCATCGAGAAATCTATTATTCTTTTTTTCGTATTTTAGATAATCCTCTGGACGATTCCATCTCGCAATTGCATCGGATACAGTTTTCATCGTTACATCAAATTCTTTCCCAATTGCACGAAGCGGTTGGCCTCTATCACGAAGCGCCAAAACTTTCTTCTTATATTGATCTAAATAACCAGAAGGCTTCCTTCTTGGGAGAAGATTTGGAAAACGCCGCCTCAACGTATGGACATGAATACCAAGACATTCGGCAACTTGCTTTGGTTTGTCAGTCTTTAGCATTTCTTGTACTTCATGTTCATTCAATTCATGTTCGTCTGATCCAATCCATAGCATGTTATTATTCCGACAAATATTCTTTATTGTCGAGACAGATACCCCAATCCTTTCAGCAATATCAACACGGGAAACTTCATAATTTTTCGCAGCCCCCCTTACCGTTTCGATTAACGCTGGATCAAATTGCTTGGAATGATACATTCGCATATGTTCAGATTTTGAAGCAAGGAATGTTAAATTTTCAGAACAATTGTCAGAACGAATATGGTTTAAATGGTGGCATTCCTCTTCAGGTTTTAGGAACCTCCCAACCTTTTTTTCCAATAAAAAACGATGTTCAAACATCCAACCGCCCAACCAACAATAAGGATGCTCAGGACAATTCATCTGGACATACCCCTTACGAAGACATTCAGAACGTTTATACTCATCCTTACACCCATGAATCTTTTGAAACAAATATTCCATTGAAGTCCTATCATTTTTCTGTTCAGTCATCAGAAACTCCTTTTGTTAAAATGGTTGATTTTGAAATTGAAGACGTAAACCATTATATAACACAACTGGAGTCTGTAACGCAAGACAAAAATGATAATTCAAGTATTTTTCTTGTCAATAGTAATTCGTTTATTGGATGGGAAGAACTCACAGGATGGCCAGACGATAAATGCTACGAAGCAATGAAATCATGTTGCCGATCGAGTAATCCCGATGTACCAAGGAAATATCGATCTACGACGAATTCGTGGGGAATAGGAATGAACTGGGTTAAGAGGTATTTCGTTGACCCGGCCCCGCCTGGTACCATCATTTCGAACAATATAGGCGAACAACGCGTTAGAATCCACGGATCAATCCTCGAAAACAAAGTCCTCTTAAAAGCAGATCCTGAATATATCAAAAAACTCGATTCAATTAAGGATCCCAATAAACGGAAAGCGTGGCGGGATGGAAGCTGGGACATTACGGCCGGCGGCGCCTTTGACGACATCTGGGATGAAGTACGGCATGTTGTCGAGCCTTTCGAGATACCCCATTCATGGTATGTGGACAGATCTTTTGACTGGGGATCTGCAAGACCATTCTCAGTAGGATGGTGGGCAGAAAGTGATGGGACTGAGATAACTCTTGCAGATGGGAAAATAAAATCATTTCCGAGAGGAACTATCTTTAGAATATATGAATTTTATGGATGGAATGGAACAGAAAATGAAGGATGCAGAATGGTCGCATCTGAAATCGCGCAGGAGATTAAAAGGATTGAAGTTTCTATTGAATTTGAAAAGATTATCGGTAATAGAGGTGTCGTGAGAGGTCCCGCAGATTCATCTATCTATGATGAAGAAAACAATATGTGTATTGCCGCCGATATGCGAAGAGAAGGAGTTAACTGGACGCGGGCAAACAAGAAACCCGGTAGCAGGAAACAAGGACTTGAAAAACTAAGACGATTCCTTAAGAATTCACAAGAAATTCCAATGGAAAAACCTGGCTTGTTAATATTCTCCAACTGTAGGCATTTCATTCGAACAGTCCCGGTTTTACCAAGAGATAAACGGAATATTGAAGATGTGGCAACCGAGGCAGAGGATCACGCCTATGATGAAACACGTTATCGTTTAATGTCGAAACGCTACAAAACACGCGAACAAAAGAAATACAGATAACCTAAATCTTGGGAGGTTTATCATGAAAAAAGAAGATCTATTGAAAACAAGCAAAGGTTACGATGAAGGTAAAGACGACTGGGAATTTTACCAAGCTGCGTATCGAGGAACAAAAGCCTTAATTGCATGGGGAGTGTTAAGACAATTTGAAGATGATTCAGAGAATTTCAAAGCAAGGAAGGCGGCGGCTTTTGGTTTTAACTATACCAAAAGGATTACAAACGTATTAAACGATTTCTTAAGAGAAATACCGTTTGCCGAAGAATTTGGTAGATTAAAAAAAGACAACCTATGGGACTTATTTATGGATGATTGTGACCTTTATGGCACAAACTGGAGCAACTTCTGGGGAAGAAAACGTAAATGGGCAAGTGTTTATGGTCATTGCGGTATATTAGTTGATAAAGCCGCGGGAAACCACGAAACTGTAAAAGACGAACTCGATAACAGTATTTACCCCTACCTTGCTTATTACTCACCATTAAATATCCTTGACTGGGAATATGAACGAGATCCGGTAAACAATAGACCAATATTGTCATACCTCAAATTGTTTGAGAATTATAATACAATAAGGATTTGGACCAGAGAGAAGTGGGAGGTGTGGAAAATTCCTGACAGTATTGAAGATGTACCGGAATTGATCGGTACTGGGGCAAATCCTTTCATTAAAGAAGGTGTTGCGAGATCTGGGGAAATTCCATTTATTTGGTTCGGAAACGGACAAGATGCTGGGGATGTTGGGAAGAGTATTTCTGATGTCGCAGACATTGCAATGATCGATGCATCGATGGTAAGAGATGCCAGCAATGCAGACGAGGTGATTACAAATGCAGCTTTCCCAATGTTGGCCCTGCCAAAAGAGGAACTTACTGAGGGCGGAGAAAATACACCTGTAGAGGTTGGGGCAACACGGATCCTTGAATTCCCTCCCGGGACACCCGGAGATAAACCATTTTGGATGGAATCAAAAGTTAGAGACTCTATTGATGCAATTATAAAAATATGGGATAGAAAAAGCGATGAGATGTATGGAATCGCTAATCTGAGCGTAATCAGGGAAATGTCGAAGTCGAAAGGTTCACGCAGTGGAGAATCATTAAAGGAATCGTTTCGGTTTTTGAATACAGCATTAGCCGAAAAAGTTGACAGTGAAACTGAAGCGAGATTGCTATGTGTAAAATATTGGATGATGTGGCAAAATATCGGAGAGGAATTTGATGAAGTCAGCATTTCACATGAGAAGAAATTTAATGCAGAGAAATTGATGCTTAGCATTGACGATGCAATTAAGGCAAAAAATGTTGTTACATCTGAAATTTTTAGAGTTGAAGTTGAGAAGCTGGTAGCAAAAAGAGTCTTAAGCGGATTAACAAATGAGCAGATGGCAAAAATGGAAAAAGAAATTGAAAGTGATGCGATAAAGAAAAAGGAAGAAGGGGAGATTAAGGACGACATGCCAAAAGAAGAAGAAAATTAACTGGCATCACCCATCGAATAATTGAATAAATCTTTGCATTCAAGACTTACTATTGTTGGTAAATATTTCCGACCATTCTCTTTTGGATGACCATGGGTAATCACGTCCGCTTTTAACCCTGGAAGGATTTCAATCTGGTTAGAAGAAGTTGTTCTGTTTTGAAGACAAAGATAGATGTAATGCCTTCCAGTGGAGCATCTTTCAAGCATTTGGTTTAAGGATGCCATTATGAGTGGTCTCCAGTGTTTTCATTTAAAAACTTTACAATTTTCGAATAGCACCCGACATTGAATGGATCATCCCCAAGCTCGCTCATGAGATGGTAGATTTCTTTCGATGCTTGATCTAAAAGTTGAAAAGTCTCCACGACCATTGATTGTAAATGTGTCCATGATGCTATCTTTCTATTCATAGTGGTTTTTCCTTTCTAAATTCCAAAAAGACGTTCCCTCTTCTCTTCAAATGCTCGCTCCTGAGCATACTCCCAGTTATCTTGCTCCTCGTCTAGTTCTTCTTCGTTCATTCCATCTGGGCATTTACGACCGCGTGGTAAGCCGCATTTACCTGAAGGATATTCCCATTTGCAGGTTCCACTGTAACACATGATAATCTCCTTAATTTAATCCCGCCCCAGAGCAACCGGCTTGCATCCTATTGACCCAGGAAGAGCGTCCTGAAAGACGGCCTGGTGATTGATAGAGCGGATTGATAACATTTAGATTAGCCGTGTAGCATAATGAAGACGTATGAATTAACTTATTAGTACTTTAGTCAGTTATCCCAACGACTTACTATGATCTGTTTACCAAAATCAATGTGTCGTTTATTGTATCTGTTGTAATTATTGCTTGGTTCGTTTTTAAATAGCCATTTGTCGACAATTATTTGATCTACTCTGATAGAACAAAAAACATTACACTTAGATAAACCGTCTGGTGTTCCATATCCTGTTTCGTAAATAAGGCCACTGTAATCATCCGGTGTTCCATCCCACCACTGCCCATATGCTTTTTCTATAGATCCATCCTTCATGGGAATATTAAACTTTCTGCCAGCAAATGCAAAGAACCCAACACTTGGTTTATCGTATTTATAAAAGCTAAAGAATCCGGAGTCTTCACCAATAAGCCAAATCCCCTCACGTTCATATAGATATTGTGGCTCACGATTCAGTACCAAAAATCGTTGTTTGAAATATTTATTCTGGTGATCTATGATATCAATTATTTTCAGTATTTCCATTGTTTTTCTTTCAAGATAATAATCCCTCTTTAATCTACGCAAACAACCAATCACCATCAATGCGATAATTCCCAGTTTTCATTTGCCTGCAAAAATCATCACAGAAAAACCATTTGTTTTTTGGCAATAAATGATTGCATGCCTGACATTTCCGTTTAGATAAGTTTTGCTTATGTTTTTCTTTTTTGGTTCTGCGCCATCGTCTGGATTGATCACGGACTTTTTCTATACGGTCAAAATTGAATTGCTCTTGACATATCGGAGATCGACAATGAACTGCATTATGATGAAGATGAGAGATGTCTCGTTTACAATATCTACAAAGATTTAGTTCTTTTATCTTTTTCTTTGTCACAATATTATACCTCATACATTTCAATACCATATTTCTCAGCAAGCCATTGTGGAACTTCGATAGTTGCATTCTTTGTATCGATATCGCATATACTTTTAGCAAGCCATGCTTTTTTACGGCTAAATGCAAGAAGCCATGCTTCGGCTGATTCGCGTTTCATGTAATCGTATTGAAGAGTGATCAGCTGCTTATTATGGCTGAACATTAGGATTTTCCTCTCATAACTGCTAAGCGAAGGCCTTCATGTATTAAGCGTGCTGTTTCGTACGATTCTTTTATCGAAACAGTTGGTTGTTGTTTTTCCTTGGGTGTATCATTAACCCATGCCATCATTTTCTTTTTTGATCCCCAGCATTGTGAAGGAGCTTCGTTGTGAAAGTAGCCAACGTAAGCTATGAGATTACGTTGATTTTCATCATCGGCTCGACTACATGCTGCCTTGAGATCATTGCAAATGATGGCCTGTAGAAATTGTCCTGGAAGAATTCTATCGTTAATATATCTTGTAATTCCTGGCATCATTCGATCTGGAATATAAAATCCTTGGAATTCATACATCACTCTCCTCCTTTTGAATTTGGTTTCTGATTAACATCAATAAACGCCAAACCATCGATATGGTTATCGAGGTCTTTAAGTACCTGATAACATTGTTTCATGGAATTTCCAGAGGTAATACAATCATCGATTAACAAAATTGAACGCTTTTGTGGATACCATGTGAGCTGGGGTTTAGTTTGAGAGAGGCTGGCGAAACGACCGTGATTGGTTTTCGATAAACGTTGCTGAAAAGTTGGAATGAATTTTAATGAAGCCCGAAACGCAATCGTGCGTGCGAGATTATATGTACAATAATTTTCCGGATCTCTTTTGGCAGATGGTGGCGGAGTCGTGATAAATGAATAACTATTTTGGATAATCTTAATAAATTGGTTTGCAATGATACCGGTTAGTTGTGGGATTGGGTTCTCTTTCCAGGATTTATAGATGTCCCAGTTGATATTCTTAACACGAAACATTGAAAAGCACCCGGTAAAAGCGCTGCGGTGATGACGGAGAACAATAGACTTCGCTGGGTCGATTAGGGTGTCAGACGATCCCGAAGACATATGTTCTGCCAATACAGGGCTCATACCGGATGCAATGGACAGAAGGTTGAAGTTCATGAAATTATTCCTTCTTTAATTTTCGATGGGTGTGGACCAAGGCCACGTTTGTATTGAATATCATAGTAAAAACCTTCTTCTTGTTGAACACTATGAGAAAATAACGTAGCCACTCCAGCATAGGCCTGTCCGATTAATCCATATTTTTCTGATAAATCCATGACTTCTGTCCATTGTCGATCTTCTTCTTCTTTGTTGATTATGGGATTATTCCTCGCATTGTACTTCCATAATTTCTTCGAATTTCCCAGTCCCGACTTTTTTGCATTTTGTTGATGCTTCGAAAAATGCTCTTACTTTTAATGTTGCGGGTAGACCTAAGATCGTTTTCATGTTAAAGTCCCAGCCTTTCCATCCATTTTCAATATAATCGGATTCGGCCTTAAACTTAAGGTAAGGATGTTCTTTGAGTTCTTCGATAATTGGACCGACATCCTTAATAATAGAATCTTCCGGACCGAGATATAGGTTCAAGGCTACACAGTTAATTAAACCACTACCAACTGCAAATGTCACGTCTGTTCGTCTTTTCGTAATAGGATATTCCCATTTATCATTGTGGGAAAACATGTTACCGTATTCGATAGCAGTACGAAAAAGCGGTTTATGTCTTTTTAAGAAATCACGTTCGCTTTCATGTGTCCTTTCTTGCTCTTCGACAGCATCTTCGTATGTGAACATGGTTATTCTCCAGTTACTTCAGGAATTGCCGGAAGTTCGGCCGGTAGGTTTGCTGCTTTTGAGCCTTTTGGCCCCATGGGAAGAGACATGGCAACGAGTTCTTTGAGGTTGGTATCAAGTTCAATGATCGCTTCTTTGTAGTGATCACCGTCTTCAAGCTCTGCTGTGATTCCTTGAGAGACGCTCCATGAACAGAAATTTTTGCCAATCTTCTTAGAGATTAAGACCGATACTTGGGTTGGTTTCATAATCGATACGCTCCTTTCGAGGTTGAATTTTAATGGATTGAGTGCTTCGGCGGTTGGGATTGAATCTCCAAACATGCAGTTTTGGCAATCAGATTTGTCTTTACAGGCTTCGCAGATTTTTCCAGGGTCAATAATAGCTATGAGATTGTCTATAATAGCTGCGAGGGTTTTTGTCATGGGCTTTTTCAGTGCCCAGGCGATGCGTCGCAGGGATGCAGAATGGAATTGTGTGAGTTCTGGCGTGTAGGCCATTGGTCATCTCCAGTGATGGTTGAGAATATTCGTATAACGAAATCCGTTACCTGTCAAGTAGGAAACGCCCGGTTCAGCAGCTTGTCTGACTGAAACCGCTGGTTATGGTGCTTTAACTTCTTCGGTACGCAACCATCTACGTTTATTGTTCATTCTAATATGACGAGCCATACGCTCTAAATGTGCTATTTCCCAAGCTTCATTAGACAATTCACACCAATGGGTCCCATAATTCTTTACGTCGGCAAATCTAACTCTCCCGAATAGTACAAACTCATCCATATTCCACTGGTCCTTTATACCCTTATCCTCATCATTCATGCGCCTTAGATCAACCAAACCACCTCGATCCACAGCACATGTTTCAAAATACAAAAGTAAAGACCGCTCAGCTTTATCCATATCAGATAATCTCATTTTTGCCCCCATAACGATGAGTTAAGAAGTGCGGCGTTTTTTTGCCGCAACCTTCTTAAACGTCTGGTTGAGTATGCATTTTATGACCATGTTGAGTTATAAATTTAAGCATTAATTTAAATAAAAATGTTTTTCCTGTTGCCATATTAAGGCACTTTGGCTCGTTTTTCATTGCTAAAAATGTAGCTTTTGAAACTTTTTCTTGCCAAGGAAGTAATCTTATTCCTCCTTCTTTACACCAACCATCAAACTTCATAATATAACCCCTTCTTGCTAATTAGAAAGGAATCTCACTTTCTGGCAATGGCGCCGCTTCTTTGGCTGGTCCAGATCCGGGAATTTGTTCTGGAGGTGTGATGTTGTTTGAAGACGGATCCAGAAAGTCAACGGTGTTTGCAACAATCTCAGTTGATATGCGGTTGTTGCCTTCTTTATCCTCCCATTTCCTGGTTTGTAAGCGTCCGGTAACTCCTACCTGGCTGCCCTTGTGAAGATACTGTGCAACGGCTTCAGCCTGCCCTTGCCAGCAAACAACGGTGAACCAATGCGTCTGACGGCTGTCACCAAAGCCTGCAGTATTCGCAACTGAGATATTACAGACTGGCTTTTCTGTTTGTGTATAACGAAGCTCCGGATCTTGTCCGAGACGTCCTGTAATTGATATTGAGTTCATGATGGTTTCTCCTTGTTTGATAGTGATAGATTGTGTTATATTGTTCAAATTCATTACTGAATAGGGATGATTGAATTTGGGTGTATAAAGACGCCGTGGTCATTTTTTTCTATTTTAGCGGTTACTCTCAATGTTGGTGAAGAAGGTTTTTGTTTGAAATGAATATAGAGTGCGTTGTGGGCCCTGAGTTGATAAAGAAATCCTTCTTCTGTATCCATGACTTTGGCTTTCTTAAGCGATACAGTTGCGGTAATCATGTGGCCGTCGAGAGTCCCAGGGCTGTGCGCGAAGATTTTGGTTTTAAGGGCCTCAACGTAATAATCAGTAGCATTTGAATAGGCCTTGTATGAGAAGAATGCGAGAGGTTGGATCCAACCGATGGAATAATTTATGATCTTTAGTGTGGTGTTTATGTTATCGACGATATTGCAGCCTTGCATAACAAGGTCCCAGTCTTTTGCATCCTGCGCCGGCCAAGTCCCCCAAACGGCAACTTGGATTGCCTCTTCTGCGATAAAGCATGGAAACATTACGAGACCGCATAGGGTAATATAGGCAAAGAATATTTTAAGAGCTGATGTTATTTTTTGCATTTTGTCTCTATTGTTTTTTTCTTGTGTAGATCTATCAACATTGCTATCGTTGAATTTAAGTAATTAATAATTTCGTTAAATGGAACTCCATAGTTAGTAACTTGAGCATATAATAAGTCTTCCAAATTAATGCAATTGTTAAAGTCTGGTTCAATAAATACGTCTCCGCTGTCTTCAATTGTGTGTGTCCATCCTGTAAAAAGAAGATCAGTTGGATATTCATCGTCACAACGTTGGAATACTGGTAAATAAAAAGCACCTTCATTACCAAGGTTATCTTGGGCGTATTGAAATGCATCGCTTATGGTTGTTTCAAGGATTGATTGTATTTCTTCAAGGACTGATTTGAAAGCCTCCATTGTTCCCTCCTTAGTCTTCTCCTGGGTCGCCATAAGTTGTGCGTTCTTGTTCGGTGATGAAACAGTCTGGTGATTGCATTCTCGCTCTCCATTCCTTATAGATTAATGGAAAAGCTTGTTTGAGGCTGATAAGACGCGGCACGTTTGAACGAAACATTGCAGCCATGATCAGTTGTTTGACTGTGTAGTCTTCTTCTTTGAGTCGATATGCTTTGTAATAATCGTAGTACATGGTTTTACTCCCTTGTAGTTATTTGAATAGCTACATGTTTAAGATCTTGAATGTCTATTTTTCGCACATCTCCCGGCGGTCTATCGTAATCAAGCCGGCTGTCAATGATCTCTCCAAGCATTGATTCTCGATTAGCTTCTTTAATGATTTGATGTCGGTTAACTTCCATATGCACCCAGTATTTATTATCAGATGTTCGACATACAGAAATCGAACCTCCTGGGAATTGGATTATATGTTCCGCTGATTCTGGATTTTTAGGATTTCCTTTTAATTTAATTACTTTCGCTGTTTCCGGCATTATAACAAATTCTCCCCCTTTACCATTCACATCTATTAACATGGTCAATTCGATCGGCTTCATCTGCCAGTTTTTTCGCACATTCGTCACAGAGAAAATCTTTCCTTGTTTCGTTTTCTCCGCAATATGGACAAATCCATGTTTCATATTTAATAGGTTTCTCCAATGGAATCTTTCTCCTTAATCTGAATACGATTTCTTAAAAATAAAATCGTATTCATCTGACCATCCTCTCAAGAGGCCATCGTCTGCGAAGCTGTAATATGTAGTAGCTCCGATGACGACATGGTCGAGTAGAGATGTTCCAACAAGTTTTGTTGCAAATAAAATGGTTTTTGTGAGTAGCTTGTCTTCGTTTGACGGTGCTGGATGACCAGATGGATGGTTGTGAGCGAGGATCAGGGATGCGGTTTTGTATTCTAAACAGTCTTTTGCTATTTCGCGCGGGTAGACCGATGAAGATGTAAGGCTTCCAGTGGCTAAAACTTTAAGCTTCAAGATCTCATTTTGTCCGTTTGCGAAAATACCGTACATCTTTTCGACATCTTGGTGTGTGTCGATCATTGGGCGGATGATGTTGTAAGTCTCCTGCGAACTTGATAGCTTATTGCCATTCGCTGTTTCTTTTACCATCTGTGCGAATTTACCAGATGTTAAATTATTCCAAAAAGTTTGTTTGTCCATATCTTTCAGGCCCCCCTGAATCCGCCAAGTGTGTAAGTTTTTAATAAATTTGCATCAAGAAAGGCCCGCGAAATCTGCAGCATGGCATTCAAACCTTTGCCGGCAAATTAAGCGGACCTTAAGGAAACGCGCCTGGAGGTATAGACGCGTTTGGGGTTGGTTATTTGTCGATGACTTTCAGGATGGTGTACGAGATCCGATCCTTGTAAACGCGACTGGCGCAAATGCCTTTGAAGTCTTGGCCGGCTTTGAGGGC